TATTTCAGTCTTGCCATATCTTACATAAGAAAGGTAAGTATTACATAGTACACTTCAAAGAATTATTTGCATTGGATGGTAAGCACGCAAACATTACCTCTAATGATGTAGAGAGAAGAAATAGAATAACAAAGTTATTATCAGATTGGGGTCTAGTTAACATAGTTACAGAAAACGATCTAGGTATTCTTGCACCCTTAAACCAGATAAAGGTAATCTCCTACAAGGATAAGAAGGAATGGGTGCTTGAGTCAAAATATAATATTGGAAAGAAGAAAGTTGTAGAGGGGTAATAAAGCCTATATAAGTTAGCATAAACACACATTATGGCAGATACTAAAGCAGAAAAACCAAAAGGTCCTTTAGGAAAATTCAAAGAGTTCAGTGAAGATAAAGAAGAGCAACTCGCTATCCTTAGTACATTTGTACGACTAGGTATTTTGGTTTGGAGTGGTGGAATACTAACATTAAATTATGTTACTATACCTGGTTGGGAACAAGATAAAATTGATCCAACTTTTATAGCTTCGGTCTTCACAGGGGTCACAGCTACTTTTGGCATTCAAGCGGGAGGTAAGAAGAAGAATGGTTCTGGTGGTGATAGTGCAAACATTTCTAAAAAAGATATGGAGATGCTCATAGAGAAAGCATCACAGGCAGCACCAACTCAAACTATTAAGTTGGAAGTTCCAGCAGTTAAAATTACATCATAGTTATGGATCAGGATGAAGCAATGTTTGGTGCAGAAGTAAAACCAAAGAAAAAGATTAACCTTGTAAAGTACTTTGCTATAACAGCAGGGGCAATCTTCGGTCTATCTCACATAGGTATGATTGGTATGTTGAGTAAAAAAAGTCAAGTACCAACTCCTAGTATACCTGTAGGACCTTATACATCATATGTCATACAGGCAGATAAAGAGGGATACAAGATCAGTTATACTGCAAACGATCCCAAGACAGCATTTATCACTAAGGACATCAAAGAGAAAGGTGGATTCTTAGGACTTGCAACTGAGAAAAAAGTAATTACAGAAGAATACTTTATGGATGGTCAGATCAACCAAGGAGGACCTGTATCTAACCATAGGTCTTGGATTGATAGTCCACCAGGTTTGACAGGTGCACAAGCACAAGCAATAAGTGATGCTCGAAAAAGCGAAGCCTGTATTAAAGCAATCGGAAGTGCAGAAGGTACAGGTCGTCTTGTTGGTACAAGCGTTGGTGCGTCTGCTGCTCCTGCTCTCTCTGGTATCCCCTTTGTTGGTTGGGTTGCTGCTGGTTGGGTGGCAATGTTTGGCGGTAATCAGGGTGCTGAGATAGGTGGCAATATGGCTGAAGACCTAAATAAAAATTGTTAATGAATTTATTACTATGCAGAAAATTGTAAATGGAATCGCTATTGCAAGTGGTATTGTATCTCTCACCGTTGTTGGTGCTTTTGGTTACGTATTCATACGCAAGGATGCAATTATCGAAAACGTCAAAGGCAAAATAATGGAATCAGTTTTGCCAGGTGGAATTGGTGCAGGAGCACTTGAAGGTTTAGCGGGTAGTGGATTATCCTTACCATCACCATCTAATCCTATGGCAGCACCAGAAGATACTCCAACAGAACCAGTGTTACCACTAGGTTTCTAATGGACTTTCAAAAGATCACTAGCACTGGTACCGCTATCGCTGTAGTGGGTACTGGTGCAGTTGTTGGTGGCAATGCTGTCATCGATAATGTTACTAATGGTCCTGAGAAACGTGAGGAAAAGCAGATAGAAAAGATACGTCAAGTTGTTGCAGAGGAAATATATAAACAGTTAGTGGAAGCCTTTCCAAAATCAACTGGTCAGGTGGACAAAGTTTATATACCCAAGAAACAATGACATTTTTAAAAGAACAAGTAAAAAGATTTTTCACTACAGGTAAGTGGGCATTGAAGTTAATCTTCCTTGTAGTACTTGTTGAACTAGGTATTGTTGTAGGTGCTATCGCTACTCAAGAACTTGATGAAAACGATAGTAATAATATCAAACATATATTATCTTTAGTTGCTACAAAGTCATTTGCTTTGTATGCTGCTGAGAAAGGATCAGCACCAGCAGACCCTTATAAAAAACTTCGTGAGGAGTAAGTGGATCCCATTGAAATACCCCAGATTAATCTCAGGGGAACTTATAATATAAACGGAACGATAGTAACTATCCCAGACATTCAACAGGTAGACAATAGGTTGTGGATACAAGAGACACCACACGCTATACCTATTGCTGTTCCTATTACTATACAAGTTGGAACTCCTGTTATTGATATGCCTGGTTGTGTAAAGGTACACAAAGAAAATGCTAGAGAAGGAAATAAAAATAAACAATTAGTAAATGACGATCCAAAACAGAACGTAGTTTTATGTGATGGAGGTATGCCATACTATGAACCACCCGACTATTCATCGAGTGGTTTAGAGTGGCAAACTGTCTATGGTGAGCCAGAGGAGATAGAAGAAGGTGTAGAGGTAGAACAACCAGTTCCACCAGCACCAGAGGTTGAAGCACCTGAGACCCCTACAGGGTCAAAAGAAGAGGTTCCTTGTCCACCAATAAACGCAAGACGTATTGGTGACAGGAACCAGAAAGGAGATGAGCAAGTTAAAGAATATAAACTAACACCTGATGGATTGATCTGTGAAACGATTTGGGAACCTGTACCAGCAGTCGAACAATTCGTCCCATCAGCAGGACAAATATCTACAACCGCAGTCATAGCAACAGTTGCTACGGCAAGTGCCCTATTTGCAAAGCCTCTAGCGGACTTGATTCTGAGGGTTGTGAAACCTCTTTTGAAGAAGGCAGTAGATTCTGGAAAAAAGAAACTAGGGGGTTCTGTTTACCATCCTTCTCCAATGGAAGTGAAGACAAATCTTTATCGGAAGAAGAAGGGACTACCTGAGATTGATTATCAGAAGTTGAAGAAGAAGAGGAAGGATCGATCCACTTAGGGCTAGGTATGTTATGACTATGTGGTTGTAATTGACCACCTGGTGTAGTAACTACAACGTCAGCACACACAGCGAAGTATGGAGACTTTGGATGGAACATTATTCCAGCTTTTTTCAATTCACCACAATTTTTCAATCTTGCGATCTCAAAGTCTAATCTCTTGTTAGCAATGACTTGTGCTTGCAAATCATTCTGTGCTTGTGCTGCTTCGTGACATTGCTGTTGTAGTTTCTTATTGAGTGGTATGGATAGAGTAGCAGATAAACCAGCATTAAATGATTGGTTTGCAGACATATCAGTTCTTACAGGTTTATTCCATAGAACATTACCTGGATTATCTGGTCTTCCATCGGGACCATTTACATCTACAGTTATTTCCATATCCTCACCATCAGGAAACCATCTAGTTCCATCTGCCTTTGTCCTTGTGTCATACCAAGACTCCCAAGGATAGTTTTTTACTGTAATAGTTTGTTGTGTTGTACGACCAGTGAAGTCGGTCATATCATATTGTGGTTCATTATAAAAATCAACCCAAGGATCTTTCCTTGAGTCTGCAAACTGGATGTATGGTGTTATGTTCAATGTACTACCTTGACATTGCACACCATTACCATATGTGTTTGTAATATAAGGACCTTGTAGGACCTGTATAGCTTGGTTGGTGACTGAGCCCGAACTATTCGCAATCGGGTTTGCAGTAGCAGACACACCCCCAACATTCTCTGCCTGTAAAGGTAAAGAATTAACGCTGAGAACCGTTGCTATTACTGGGTAAATGTACTTGTTGTATCTGTGACGCTTCTTATAGTTGTGACCCTTTGTATTATTGTCTGGTTGGTCATCCCAGGTCCTTGATAACTTTGAGTGAATTGGAACGGTTCCCCTTGGGTTGTCATAGTGAAGTTGTTCTGTGAAGAGAAGTCTAAGTTGTCGAACGAAGAAGTTACCGACCCTGTTACGCTGACTCCGTTTGTCGAAGTGCTTAACGTTGACGGTGTTACTGTCACTGTTGATGTATTCACTGGAGGGTTCAGAGGTTGGTTGTTGTTGGAAACCCCTGTCCCTGTCACTGCGTATTCCCATCCTGTACGATAATCTATACTGTTTATGGTCTCCGTCACTGTAGACTCAGTTTCTGTGTGAGAAGTCATAGAGCCTTGCTGGAAATTCGGGACCACAGGCACCGCAAGGGTTCTTAGTGGTACACCAAAGAAACATAATAGTAGGAGTCCTATTCGTTTCATATTATATATAGGGGTTTAACGTATGGTAACTTCGGTGACAAACTGTCCAGTCGCTGTGGTTCCACTTCCACCAGCTGTTAGTGCCATTGCTCCAGCAGTGCTAATGGTTCCTGCAAGACTACCCGCAGTACCAGGTGCTGTAGAAACTGTGTTACTGTAACCGTTTACGTCACCTACATCAGCAGCAGTAGTTACAATAGCGTCACCAGTTGTTATGTTCTGTGTGAAGCTGTATGCGTTACCTTGGGTAGTTTGTGCTACATCAGGCAATGCAAAAGTAGCAACTCCTGCTGTGCTGACTGCTGAAATACCACCTAGGTTACTAGCAGCACTACCACCTGTCGGTGTAATAGTTGTGCTAACACCAGATCCACTGGTACTATATGAGTTCGCTGCTCTCGATACTGAAGTATAGCCTGCGTCAACTTGTAGTTGGACTGAACTTGTCAATTTATGAGTCAAATCGGCACGTGCTGCCAATGGACTCAACATTCCCAAAATACCAAAAGCGATGAATGCTTTTTTCATTTTCTTGAGATAATGATCCTATGTTATATATACCTAATCCTATGTTCACGGATAACCGTACTTGCTATATTGATACCTTTGTACTAAATATAGGTGAGTGCCGAAAGGGCTCACACTAACAACTCGCTTATTAAGGAGAACTATGACTATTCAAAGGTACCAAGCTG